AACGACCTTAAAAGTGAGAGGGTCTGGTGTACGCGGGTTTTATGCCGCACAGACCAGTCCATCACTTGGTTGATTACTACATAGACGTCGGCCTCGCTGACGAGTGTCTTCACATAGAAAGGAGTAACATCTACACCGTTTAGGAAGTCACCACCGCAAGACTCGCGAAAGCTACCTTCACTGAAGGACTTATCGTGATTAACGATTAGTCCCGCCTTTTGCAAGACATCTACGAAACCGGCATACTCGTACGAAGGGATAATGATATCATCCCCGAATACACAAGTGTTAGTCCAATCCATATAAAGGCTTGGACCACCACGCGTACACCGATAACCGTAGATTAGAGCCACTATGATCAGTGTCATAAGGGGAAAGGTGAAACCATTCCCCATAGTACTGATCATGTTGAGCTCTACTTGTATGCCAACCTCCCTAGATTTACCATCTCCAGGGATTGTAATCGTAGGTGACCTAAGCTTCATTAATAGGTCAAACCACGAACTTGGCATAAGGGCACGTACAAGATCGACGCTTATCATATCGCTTGCAGACTTAAGATCAAGAGTTGCAACATCTCCTGAAATTGAGCCGCGTTTGGCCATAGCAATATTCTTTTGCTGTTGGTTGCGAATGTCTAAGCCGATACGCCTAAGAGCTCCTTCGAGATACATGCCTGCAGCAAGCTGCAGACACATGTTCCCGGAAGGTTCTATGGCGATTGTACGTTCAGTGTCCTCGTTCTTGGGTACTGTTGTCAGTCGAGAACCTTCAATCTGCCTTGTACCCGAAACTCCTAATCGACCATCTCTGGTCAAGAAGTAAGGGTTCATCTTACGCAGTTTAAGAACCAAAGGTTCACACAGAGCGGTACAAGTCATATCCTGAGAAATCTTTTCGGCGGTGTGGGTACCTTTAATGCCATTACTGGCACCGGGGCCAAACCTCCAATTAGACCACAGGTATGACATCTCGAGCGGCTGCTGTATGGCCAGCTCATCAAAGGAAGATGTAAAACGCTCTAAAACAGTAGTAATGAAATAACGAGCGTTCTCCGTTATCCTTCGATCGAGAGTAGAAGAGGGAGGTGACTTCTTTTGAATCTCACCAACCCTCTCATTAATTGCTATGAATTCCTCCATAGCAACCCCTCGAAGATCTTCTCTAAGGAAGCGTGCTCTTTTACGAGCACGTTGTACCTGACGACTCACCGCTGCGTTCTGCGGTTTGACGTCAAGAAGCTCTTCTGACAGTGTGCTGAAAAACGTCGCAAGACGTTCTTCGCTCACTCTTGAAACGTTACTTTTACTCACAGGATAACTCCCGATGAAAATAACGGTTTAACCAAGAATCAGTACTTGACGTAGAATGAAGTCCACAAAGTAAAAACTGAAAATGGAGATAAACTCCAAAATCAATCTTTGTAGATCGATATACGTCAGGAAGTCCATTTTACTGGACCTTCTGTGTCGATACGGGTGCTTCGACTTGCGTTTCCGCAAGAAGAGCAGCCTTCTCGGCTCTAGTAACTGAGTTAGCGTTCCAACGAACTTGGGCAACAGCATTTTGAAGCGGGTCAACCAGAACGGCAGGTGCATTCGCCATAAGAACTAAGACGACTGCAGATGCAATTCCGACCGACTTCACTCGAGCCCAGCTCAAAGGACGCCTGTCAACACGGTGACCGAAATACCGCTCGCTTGTTCCCATCCTATGCCAAAATGGCAAGAGATGAGAGCGCGAACTTCTTCCGGTTCATAAGTGTCGACCCCCGCAGGAACTTCGATTATCGTGGTGATTTTAGGCACCATAATGCTCTG